CATGGTCACTAGTTGATCACAAACAAGCTCTAGATCGTATTCACAGAATCGGTTCAGAGATCCACGATTCAGTGGTTGTGATGGATTATGTTACTGAGGGATCAATCGAAGAGCGTGTCATCCAAGTTCTTGAAACTAAGGCTGATAACTTTGAACAGATTGTTCGAGATAAAGACAAACTACTACAGTTGCTAAAAGACGACAAGGCAGGTAAGCTATAAAAATGAATGACGAAACTACACAAGAAGTAAAGCCATACCGTCTCTCTAACTCAGAGATTCAGGTATTCAAAGATTGCAGACGTAAGTGGTGGCTAAACTACTACAGACGTCTCATGCCAAAGAAAAGAGACTACACCGGTGCTTTAGCCCTTGGATCTCGTATCCACGAAGCTCTAGACCAGTATTACTCTTCTAACGGCACAGTGGACCTCCTAGAGGCTCATGCTGCCCTTGTAAAAAAGGATATGGAAACTTTAGTCGCAGAATATCGCGACACCTCAGATCTTGAATCCGAGGCCGAACTAGGACGAATCATGCTTGAAGGATATCTTCAGTGGATGGATGACGAGGGTATCGACGCTGAGCTAGAAATGATTTCTACTGAAGAGATTATTGAAATGCCAATGTTTGATGGAGAAGTTATTCTTCAAGGAAAGCTCGATATGCGTGTTCGTCGTAAGATCGATGGCGTTCGTATGTTCCGTGACTTCAAGACTGTTGGTGGATCTTTTGCAGATTTTGCAAACCAGGCTCAAATGAATGAGCAGATTCTTACTTACATGATGCTAGAACACGCTCAAAATAAATCACCGGAAGAACGTTCCGAGGGTGGTATCTTTACTATGCTTAAAAAAGTAAAACGTACAGCTAATGCTAAACCACCGTTTTACGAGCAAATTGAAGTTCGACACAACGTATTTACAATGCGTGCTTTTTGGCAACGTATTCATGGTACAGTTGCAGATCTAATGACTGTTAAGAAATCTCTTGATGCAGGTCAGGATCCTAATTTTGTCGCTTACCCACGTCCTACCAAGGACTGCAAGTGGAAGTGCCAGTTCTACACTATCTGCCCAATGATTGATGATGGTTCATCAGCAGAAGCAGCTATTGAAGATATGTATGAGGTCTCCGACCCATACGGATATTACAAATCACAAGACGAAAAGAAAGGTAGTGACTAAGCATGTCAGATGTACAGCGTTCACTAACTATCATGGTCTATGGCGAATCAAAGGTTGGTAAATCAACTTTTGCAGTCACAGCACCGTACCCTCGCCTTATGCTAGACGTTGAGGGTGGACACAGATTCCTCCCAATTAACGTAAAGTATTGGGACCCAATGCGCGAAGAGCCACCTGTGGCTGACGGCACCTGGGACACCGTAGTTGTCACTGTACGTGACTACGACGTAGTTCTAAAAGCTTTCCAGTGGTTACAAGCAGGTAAGCACCAGTTCAAGTCATTGATCATTGACTCCATTTCGGAGCTTCAGGTTAAATGCATGGATAACATCGCCGGTACCGAGCAGATGAAGATGCAACAGTGGGGCGAACTACTTCGCCACATGGGTGCTCTACTTCGTGACTTGCGTGACCTTACAATGCATCCAACTCAACCTCTCGAGGCTGTAGTCCTAACTGCAATGGCACGTGCTGATCAGAATGGTCATATGAAGCCTTACTTGCAGGGTCAACTTGCAGTTCAAGCTCCGTACTTCTATGATGTATTAGGTGCTATTGCAATTGAAAATATTCCAAATCCAGATCCTACTCAGCTGCCTTACAAGGCACGCCGTATGTACGTGGAACGTACGGACAAGTATGATGCTGGAGAGCGTGTTCAAGGCCGATTGGGTTCCATTGTGGAACAGCAAGATCTTGGTGTTGAACGTATGCTCGACATGATTTTCGGTCCACAGACCGAGAAAAAGAAGTCGGCTTAGATCCCTAGCCGATTAAACCCTAAATAATAACTATAGGAGTTATAAATATGAGTACTCTCAACTGGGGCGACCTAGTCAAAGATGCTGGCGAAACTGCAAGTGGCGGTAATTACGAACCACTTCCAGATGGCGACTATGACCTAAAGGTCATCGAAGCTTCCGCAACCACTTCACAGAGTGGCAAAACCATGTTCAAGATCACTACCGAAGTTCAGGGTGGCGCAAACAACAAGCGTCGCGTCTGGGATAACCTGGTGATCAGTCCGGAGAGCTCAAACGCTCTAGGCATCTTCTTCTCGAAGATGGCTGCTCTTGGGCTCCCTCGTGAGTTTTTCACGAACAACAACCCAACTAACGCACAGATTGAATCAGCCTTGATCGGCCGTACTTTCCGTGCTCAAATTGGATCACGTACTTGGAACGGTAGCAAGCGTAACGAACTAAAGCGTTACTACGTTCAGCAGACTGCTGGAACTATTCCTGCTCAGGCAAGTACACCACCTGCTCCACCTGCTCCACCTGCTCCACCTGCTCCAAGCACTGCTGGAGTAGCAGTTCCACCGGCCCCACCTGCAGCTCCGTTCTAGTCTGTAGTAATTGCGGGGGCATTAGGTAAAACTAGTGCCCCCACTAATTAAAGGTTTACATGTCAAAAATTTTATTAACTGGTATGACTGCACCTCAGTCTTCTTTAAATGCCAATACAAGAAATTTAAGTTTTTCTTCAACTATTAACATGGCACTTCAAAATTCTGGCCATACCGTAGTTTGGGCAGATCCTAAGATCGACATAACAAAAGACGAATTAGATTCGTACGACTCCGTAATTGTAGGTATTGCACCGGTTACCAGCCTTAGTGCAAATAAAATATACGGAGCTTTAAATATAATCAATCTTCTCTGGAGCTCAGATAAACTTAACCTACTTATAGATGCTCCAAACGTATCTCAAATAACAACTTCTTTAAGATCTGTAAAAAATAATCCAGACACTTTAACTAAAGATTTTTTCTCAAATAAAAAAGGCTATTCTTCTGTAGTAAATAATCAATTATTAAAGACAAGTATTTTAAAAGCTATAGATTTATTGCTGGAACAAGATTGGCCTACCACACTTGTACCTGTATTACCTTGGAAACAGAACTATTCAGATAAAGAATTAAATCTTCCAAAATCAGCAAAGAAATCAATAACTTATTTAAATTTAGATTCCCATTTAATTGAAGATCCAATTAATTCATTAGATAAAATATATAAGTGGTCCGCAGATCAACCAGAATCAACTTGGACTAAAAAGATCTCAAAGACTATAGAACTTCCAATCTCTCCAGTAAAAATAAATAAAGGATCAACAGATAGAGATGCATTATCTCAAATCTCCAGATCTGTGGGGATACTACTATCTCCATATAAAAATGAAGGCACATGGTGGTCATATAGATATGTGCAGTCGATCAATAGTCTAACCCCCATAGCAACACTGTGGGAAGAGTCAGGATCTCTTGGATCAGAGTGGAATATACTTGCTGCAGCATTAGAATCTATGTCTGAAGAAAAAAGAACTCTAGTAGCAATAGCTCAAAGAGAGAGTTATATAGCTAAGATACCAAACAAAAAACAGTCAATAAAGATGCTTGAAAAAGCATTAAAACTAGTAGATTAAGGATAAATATGAAGGTAAATATGGACTGGGTTAAATACCAGTTAGGAAATTTAAATGTTCGAATGGGTAACGGTAATGCTGTAATTCACCTATTAAATGCTTGGAAAGAACTTCCAGAGTTTAAGCGTGAGGATGCAGAACAAATAGCTAACTTATTTATGCATCTTGCTTTAGAGCATTCATTAGTACCACCTCCAAAAGATGAAGTATATGTTCAAGCAGAACGAGGCTTTTTAAAAGTTAGAGACATTGTTAGAGTAAAGAATGATGCTTTTGCAGGAGATCTTGGGATGATCCATAATGGACGTCCAGGAGTTATTGTAGCTATCAGATCAGGAGACATCATTGTGGATCTTACAGATCTAGAAAACCCTCCAATTAAATCAGCTCACTATCAACCAGAACACCTATTGAAAAGAGTTCAGTAATGCGTACAACATTTGAACTAGAGTTTGAAGCCTCGGATCTGTACGAATCTCAAGCTGTAGCATTAAACCAGGCTGCAGACTTTTTAAAGATAGATGTCACTGAAGTGTCTGAAAAACTATCCATAGAGTTTAAAGTTAAAAACTCAGAAACTAAAGATAAGTTTAAAGTTACAGCTCATATTCAAGTAAAAATCGGAATATCTTTAAATTCATTATAATAAAATAACTATAAATAGACTGGCGTTTTCCACACATTTTATCTAAAATACTTGTACACTTATCTTGTGAAGTTGATTATTTATGCGAGATAAACGTACCGGTGAATGCCTATGGTTTGAATGGTCTGGAGATGGGTTTAATACCTCCAGACCTTCTTCAATCATATTTTTTACCTACGATCACGTAGATCTCGATATAGACCTAATTAAACGAGCACTGGCCTCGGCTCTTCAAAGAGATGGAATTGTTATATCTCTTGGAGAGGGATACAAAGCTGTCGAGAGAGGTCATATTTCATTTGGATATGTCGGAGAAATAGATGAAGAGATATATCCAACCGTATGCACCGAACAAGGAGAAACTAAGTACGGAAACCTGGCAGCCAATCCAGAACCCGTTACTTGGGTTGAAATAATATGACAAACTGGAAACCTAGTAATGGATTTGACTGGCAAGAAGAAGCCGAATGCGCTAAAAAAATAAACAGAGACGTGGACTTCTTTTCTCATAAAAATGAAGATAGGATGAAAGCTAAAAATCTTTGCTTTATTTGTCCTGTTAGAAAGCAATGCGTAAAGTCAGCTTTAGAAAATATGGAAATTTGGGGGATCTGGGGAGGACATGATGAATATGAAATTAGACGAACTCTTTCAGTAAATATAGATAAAGCTGAAACCAGATACGATCGATTCCCAAAATGTTTATATTGCGGAGCTAAGACTAAGTTTCTTCGCCCATTAATTGCAGAAAATCCAGAAGGTGGACGTTGGGCCACAGTACGTTTAGTAAATTGTACAATGTGTGATTTTACTTGGAGAAGTAGAACAAGCGTAAACGCAGTAAATGCTTACTTCAAACTCACAGCAGACAAGCAAGAAGAGTTTGACACTCAAGAAGAATTAAACGAAGAGCTTGAAGCAAGCGGAGTTGATCTTAACGAGTTGGAAGAAGATCTGGATTAACAGCTAGAACACTTATGTGCTCTCGAGGTTCGTAATCTCCACCCATAACCAATGTCAACAAGCCAGGCTTAGATTCAAGACCGGCACGATCACGGAACCATTCAGATCCTGGATCAGTTGTAGGACACTGTAGCCACAAACGTTGACCAATATCTACTGATTTAAAGTTGTGGAAGTGTCCAGAGATCCAAACGTCTGCTAGACCTAAAGCAGTTTGACCTGCTGCCTGTCCAGATAGATACTTCATAATATCTCTTCCAGCCTGATGCCCATGGAATAAGCCAAGCATTGCTCCATTAATATCAATTGTTAAAGTTTGATGTCCAGAAGACGGGTATCTAAACTCAACATGTTGTAGTGCTGGATTTTCTGCACAAGCATCTTGAACTGCTGATGCAATTTCTACGTTCCAGCCATCAGCGGGATCGGCAGCTACCTGACGAGTTACCTCGTCGTGGTTTCCATTGATGACCGGAACAACTATACGCTCCGCATACGGAGCAAAAGCTTTAATCTGCGCCATAAGCAAACGACGTGCAACACGAACTTGTTCAGTAAGACCTAGGTCAGATGCTGCTTGACCTTGCAAACGTCCATTTTGACTTGTAAGACCTTCAACGTGATCTCCCGGAAGTGCTAGAACTATTGTTCCTAAGTTTAGTCCAATCTTTTTAAGATCTTTAAACCTACTTACCGATGCTTCAGTTAAATACAAAATACGATCGATTGACTGCTGGGTACCTTGACCATTAGCTTTTTTACCAATCTGCTGATCGCTAGGGGCTACAACAAAAGCACCCTCACCGGTAGCAACTTTGATACCGCGTTCTGGACGCCATTTTTTAATTTCATCAATAAGAGCTTCGGCGTCTAGAGCATCAGCAATAGCTAATCCAGCTGGAGTAACGTTTACACGAACCGATTCCAACCATTCACCATGATACGTTTGCCAACGAGAACGACGTAAAGAGGTTACTGTCCAAGAGTTTGGGTCAAGATCAAAGTCCTTGAGCACGTCTGCTGTGTCAGGAATCTCACCGACCGGATGCGGCTTAGATACAACAAAACCACCCTTGGAGTCGTCAAGATCCAAACGTGGTCGCCAATCTTCTGGAGTGTTGAGTGTTTTAATATCTGAACCACTAACTCCAGGACTTGCTAGAGTTTCTAATTTATCTGAAATTCCCATTAGGCTACCTTCCTGTAGCAACCGCAATCTTTGCGGCGATGACGATCAACTGAGCTGTCTGAAAGATCAAATCCTTCATCACGAAGAACTCTTCCTATATCCACATTAGATATTCTACGAGGATCTCCCTCGGGCACAGATAAAGCATCAATCAAATAATTACGATCTTTTTCAGGCAAAACAGTTCCAGTAAGCAAAGCTCCTAGTTTACATTTAGATCCTGATTTTTTTGAAACTTCGGCTAGTTTATCCGATAGAGACATATAGTACTCCTTAGTGTGTCATGTATGTCTTTTTAATACTAGCGTCTTTTTACTATTTTTATAGCAAATTAAACAACTTTTTTTAGTCTAGTTTTCTTAACAGGGGCAGACTTGGATGACGCGCCCAAAACAAAATCTTTAATTAATCCGACTTCAGCTTGAGTTTTTACAACATGAAGTTCAATAGTGTTGACCCTATCAGCCAATGAACTACCACCATTTTCCCACAGCTGATGCTCTACCCGGTCCAGTCTTTCAGAAATTGTGCGCCCTTGAGAGTCTAAACCGATAGATTTTTGAATTTTGTGTGCTAATCTGTAGATAGCTGCAATTCCGCCGACAATGACGCCAACTGCTGCTACCACAGCTGATACAGTAAAAACTTGATCGATGATCAAAATAATGCCTTAATTGATGACGGATATTATGTGTATAATTGTACCCTACCCTTTAATTGGCGATTAGCCCTAGACGTGCTACGCTTTCTTCTCTAAAAGTAATTAAAATTACATTTCAACTTGAATTTTTCACGTCTTTGCTGTATCGTTTTTGATACAGCTCCTATTGAGAGGCTTTTTATGCAACGACAATTTACGGCAGGTAACTAACTATGACTCAACCTGAATCTACTCACATTGAGAAATTATCTAAAGCATCCGTCTGGTATGCCCAACAAGGCTGGAAGATCCTACCTTGCCACGGTATTGATGATGGAGGTCGCTGTACCTGTAACGGTATTCACGGTGAACCTAAAGATGTAGGTAAGCACCCAGCCATCGGTGAGTGGAACGCACGTGCTACCGATGATCAGCTAGTTATTCATAACTGGTGGAGCACTTCCCCTATCAACAACATTGGTGTGTTTTGCCAACCATCTGGATTTATAGTCATTGATATTGACCCTAGATCCGGTGGTATTGAATCATTTGAGAAACTAGATGAACTTTTAGATGGTGCATTACCAAACACTGTAGAAGCACTTACTGGAAGATATACATATAACGGTAAAGCTGAACGTGGACGTCACTTATTTTTTAAAGTAGATAATTCAGAACAGTTTGTAGGTAATTTAAAAGCTAGCGGTTTAAATGGTATTGACATCAAGCACAATGGGTATGTGATGCTTGCACCTAGCCGCCACGGATCTGGAGTCAACTATGAATGGAAGCCAGGACATGCCCCATGGGAAATTGAAATGGCAAATGCCCCGGAAGCTTTACTAGAGGTTATTCGTAAAAAGAATCGCAAGTCTGGATCGTCCCACGCTGATGGTGACTGGAGTTGGATGGGTGACCTTGACTATAAAGGTGATCGGGTTGATATTGCAAAAATTCTTGAAGAAGGAATTGATGAAGGATCACGTGCTGTAGATATCTACAAGCTTGCATGTGCACTATCAAACAAGTATGGAGTAGAGACTCCCGAAAAGCGTTTGATGATCGAGACTTTGATGATCCGATTCAACTACGAAAAAGTACGTCCACCAATGGAACTCGAGGGCGTTAACTCACTTCTTATGCACGTTCGCCGTGCAATGGACTTTGTTGCTGAAAATCCTATTACAGAAAAGATTTGGCCTGGACTACAAGACTGGGCAAAAAAGTCTCAAGAAGAATCTAGATCTGCTAAATCAAAAACAGATTCTGAACCAAGTCCAACAGCCCAATCTCAATTTGGAACTGTAGGACACTCGATTTCTGAGGCGGCCCATAACGGTGTATCTATTTCAGATGCATTTAGTAGCGGTAACGTAGATGTCCCAAAGAACGTTGATGCTATCTCAGAAGCCGAGGGTGGAAAACCTGGAAGCAGATCTTTATCTGATATTGGTAACGGACGTCGACTAGTTGATTCATTTGGATCATCAGTTCGTTATACCCCAGGAATTGGTTGGTTTATTTGGGACGGTCAGTATTGGAAACCAGATGCCGAAGATCTTGGAATGAAAGAACTAGCTAAACACTTACCAACTGTTATTACTACTGAAGTGGTTAATTACACTGACGAAGATAAACGTGGGGAAGTAATTAAGTGGGCTAACCAAGTTAGATCAAACAGTAGATTAAATGCTGCCATTGAAAGTGCTAATTCTGACGCTAGAGTAATTACCTCCGTTGAATCCTGGGACGGCGATGAATATCTTCTTGGTGTACTGAATGGTGTAATTAACCTAAAAACAGGTGAGCTAATGAAAGGTCGTCCAGATCTCCATATTACTAAGCGTATTCCATTGTCTTACACTCCCGGAATGCGTAATATCCGTTGGGAGCAATTTATTGACTTTGCTACCGGTGCAGATAAAGAACTTCAAGACTGGCTTCAGCGTGCAGTTGGTTACACACTAACTGGTTTAAATAATCAAGACCTTATGTTCCTGGTCTACGGTCCATCAGGATCTGGTAAAAACACATTTGTGGAAGCCATTGTTAAGGCTCTTGGTACCCAGCAATATGCATGGCCTTTAGACTCAAGCATTCTTGCCGATACAGGTGCTAGCACTAGCAGTACAGATATGTACCACTGGGCTGAGTTGCGTGGTCGCAGAATGGTTTGGGTAGACGAGCTTCCAGAATCTGAACGTCTAAAAGAGAATGCTGTTAAGAAACTTACCGGTTCATCTGAAATCTCAGCACGTTCCCCCGGTGAAAAACCATTCACATTTAAAGCTCAAGCCAAGCTGTGGATTACAACTAATCACCGCCCAATGATCAATGATGATGCTATGTGGCGTCGTATTAGACCTATTCCATGGAGTAACGTGCCTGAGTCCCCAGACCCAGACCTAAAAGCCTATCTATTTGACCCTGAAGGCGGTCTACCGGCTGTTTTAGCCTGGGCTGTAGAGGGAGCTATAAAATACCTAGGATCGTCTGCTAGAGACCCTTTAGGGTGGTGTACGGCCGTTTCTGAGGCAGCCGAGATCTATCGTAAGAATGAAGATCGCATTGGCATGTTTTTGAATGAAGAAACTCGTGAAAACGATGGTGCTTCAGTACTTGTAAAGCAGATGTATTCGATCTATCGTATGTGGTCAGATGAACGTGGTGAGCGTCCACTTACTCAGATCGCATTTCATAGAAAGCTTTCAGACAGAGGTCTACAGATTATAGGCCAAGGATCTAAAGCTGAAATTAAGAATAGAACTCTGGCTCCTAGAGCTGTAGAATCCAAAGAAATAGATTGGAATGTTGCGGTACGTCTAGCCCATTAATGTGGTATAGGATGTAACTGTGTCTTGGGATCTATTCGGGAGAAGGACATGGAAGGGGTCTAAAAAGACCCCTTCCTCTAATAATCAAGGAGTTTTATGTTAATTGCAATTGCTACCCCTATGTTTGGTGGTATGTGTCACGCTGGGTACATGCATAGTGTTCTACCGTTATCTTTTACACTTGCCGGCATGGGTGATTCTATGTTTTATCCGGTAATAATTAACGAAAGTATCATATGTAGAGGTAGAGATGCTTTAGTCCACGATATGCTTCAAAACAAAGAAGCCGACGGAATTTTATTTATTGATGCAGATACTGGCTTTGATCCTATTGCAGTTGCAGATATGGTACATTCAGGAAAAGATTTTATTGGAGCAATTTACCCTAAAAAAGCCATTAACTGGGATCAGGTAAGAGAAGCTGCATTAAATGGTGAAAAAAATCTTGAAAAATATACAGGATTTTTTACTGGAGCAGTTGCACCGAATACAGAAATAAAAATTAGCGAACCATTGGAAGTTAGCAGAATAGGAACTGGACTTGTCTACATTAGTAGAAAAGTTTTTGAAGAGCTAGCTCCAAGCTGTAGAACATATAAAGATGTCACTCAAATTAACGGTAAACAAGTTGAAAGAGAAGTTACTCAATTTTTTGATACGCAATTTGACGATGAAGGCCAACTTTTAGGTGAAGACTATTACTTTTGTGAGAGATGGAAATCTATCGGTGGAAAAATTTATGCTGCCCCGTGGGTAGATACTACTCATTATGGAACTTACGGATTCTCTGGAAGCTTTGCTCAAACGATTATGAAGAGAGATTAATCTAAAGAGTCGTAAATATTTTTAACTGTAGTGGCGTACCATTTCCCTCCATTTTGGGTTGGTACGCCATTATTGTTTAATCGTCTAGCTATTTCGTGAAATGAAAGACCAGAATCTTTCTGTTTTCTAATTAGATCTTTTACTTCATTAGAAGTTTTATTTTTAGGTCCCATATCAACACCCCATTTAATACCTCGGGCCCGTCGATCTTTATGGACGTCCTTTTGACGCTCTGCAATAATTCCACGTTCCATCTCTGCCAGGGCAGACATAATTGTAACCACAAACCGTCCTTGATAGCTAGCTGTGTCTAGATTTAAATCAAGCATTACTAGACGCCATTTGTTAGCATTGGCTCGGTCTATGATGCTCAGGAAGTCCTTCGTAGAGCGGGCTAGGCGGTCGATACGCGTCACAAACAGGGCTGAAGCAGTCCCAGTATCCAAACGTTTTAAAGCGCCTGTAAGAGCCGGACGGCCCGTAATTGACTTACCTGAGCGACCCTCCTCACGGACAAGTTCAAACTCTGTGTACCCAGCTAGTTCAGCAGCTTGACGTAGCTGACGTTCTTGAACATCTAATGAAACTCCGTCACTTACCTGCAGTTGAGTAGATACACGAGCATACAAAAGAGCTATTCCTTGATCAGACACTCAAGCTCCAAAAGTTTTTCAATTTTGTCATAGAAATTTTCTATAGTGCTGTCATTACTAAGAACAGCATTAAAATTATAATCATTCAATTCTTTTTCGGATATGTGATTGTTTGGAGCAAGAAGTCCAGGTCTGTTTACTCTCCACATGGACCCCCCGTGAAACATCACAGCCTCCGCTTCATTAGTAAATCTGCAGTCTGAAAATACAACCTTATCATGTTGCTCAGCTTTTTTAAAAGCTTGATCCACCCAAAAATCTTTACCAAAAATATTACGTCCCACTTCAGTACCCATTTTTTGGATAAGCTCTCTTACTTCAGGATTATCTTCTTTAGCTCTATCCCAACCACCAAGCCTGACCAATGTTGATAATTTTATGGAAGATATGCCAAACGCTACGCTTGGATCTAATGCAAGTAGTGCTTCCCTCATTGGATCAGCAAAAGATACCCGCGTAAATCCATGATTTTTAACTAGATACTCAGCGGCAGTATCTTTTCCAGATCTAGCCAATCCAGATATTCCAATAAATTTAGTCATTTTGTCTCCTATCTATATAGTAACTTTATACAGAAATACTAACACAATGCAGTTTGACACACATGGGATAATAGATTAGTAGTAATTGCAGACCGTAAGGCCCCGAGTGAAACAGAATAACAAACAGGATCCATATCAGTGCAGTAAATGCAAACAAGTATTTGTTGTGATGAAATTGGCTAGATGTTGTGAATTAAAACATCAAGGTATTGTATTTGTTAGAGATCCTAGACAAGAACCTAGACCTAAAAATTAAATTTATCTAGATAATAAATCTTGAAATGCTTCATTATAGGTCGAGTAGCAAGCAACTTCTAAATTAGTAAGTTTATTGTAGACAATAAATTCATCTATCTCATCAGTAGTTATTTTTAAAATTACAAACATTATTTATTTTCCAATCCTAAGTAACAGCAGTATAATCTGTTCTACCATCATCATCTGCTAACGTCACATAACCAGCTGTAGTCATTGAACCAGTTGTACCAGCTGCATAGGTAAAACTGAATGCCCCACCCGAAGTTGGTCCATCAAAATAAGTTCCTAAAGTATCTACAGGTTCAATCAATACAGCATCAATATTCATTATTCCTCCACCAGTACCCTTAGATATCCAAAGTCTTATTTTATTAGTACCAGCTGGTGCAGTTGCAGCTCCAGTATTTACTCTTGTCCAAGTAGCAGCAGGCATTACAAAAGTCTTTTGAACTGAGCCATTCAAAAGAGTATTTCCATTGTAGAAATCTATGTTAATAGTGACACCACATGCTGAACCTGTATAGACATAAGCACTAGAAGTATATACTCCACCAGAATAATATTTACTTGAACTAGATTCAGTATAGTATGCTGTAAAGACAGTCCCATCTGTACCTACAGTAAGGCTAGCTGGGGTCTGATAAAAACGAGTAGTGTCACGACCAGTAGAACCAGTTCCAGTCCAGTAAGTTGCGTTAGTTGTAAAATTAGGATTTTCGCAGCGGTTGTATCGAATTGTTGAACTTGTAGATACAGTATAAGTTCCATTATAGCCAGTAGGTACTACACCAGCGATAGTGACTTTATCACTAGTAGTAAATCCATGAGCAAGGGCAGTAGTAATTGTAACTAAAGAACCACTACCGCTTGTAGCAGTAATATCAATAGCTGATTTACTAGTTCTCTCCCCCTGAGTCGCTGTCCAGTAAGTAGTCGGAGCCTGACTAGTGACCATACTTGAACCAGTCCAACTTCTAATAATGGCTGTAAAACCTTGATAGTTCGGATATTCTTTTAAAGTAATTGAATGAATATAAGAAGTAGAGCTAGATATTGGAGTAAATGTTATATTTGGCACAACGCCTTTTGGAAAAGGAACATCAAAAGTTACAGTTGCTTCTCCGTCTGTACCGGTAGCCCAATCACTAGAAGCAATTCTTCCTGTTTTTACTTCAAATGGATTTGCATCATACCAACCAGGAGCATTTGCACCCGGAGCAGCATAACCACTCTTCAAAAGCTGCCCAGGCTGAGATGAAGCATTAGTATATGTAAGCCCTCTAGTAGCATTTGTATATGGAATTCTATATGTACCAGAAGTTGGAACAATTGCATTAGCAAGACCACCAGCTAAAGCAAATGTAAGGGAAGTAGTCCCCATTGTAACATCACCATTTACAATATTTGTAAAGGTTTTATCGGAGTAAGTGCTGCCATATTGAACATATATTCCATATCTTACAAAGTTTTCTGAAGCTAAATCAGAATCAAATGCTCTGGTAAATATGAACGGAGTAGTAGTGCCAACCGCGCCTATACCAGTCACTACATAAATACCGTTTTGTAGAGCAGCAGTTTGATTTTTAATAAGAACACGATCATTTATAGCAAGACTTTGACCATCAATAGTAGTTTCAGTCCAGTTAACAGATGGAGTTATTGTAAGAGTCGACCTAATAGTGCTTATAGTCCATGTAGTATAAGTACCACTTCCAGAAGAAGCAGTTATAGTAACAGTCATACTTGATTGACTTATTAAAGTAATAGTTCCATCCATATAAGTGCTTGGAGTATCTGTAACGCTAATACGCACACTTTGACCAATAGACAGGGCATGAGGTGAGCTAGCTAAAGTTAGAGCAAAAACAAGACTTCCACTAGAAGCAATAGTTTGATATGTTGATGATGTTATTCCAAAATATCCGGTACCATCAGTACTTGTAGTTCCTAAAGCATTAGAGTAGGTAGCAGTTATTGTCCCACCAAGAAGATTACCGAGAGAGTTACTATCTGAAGCACCTAGTGCTGCAGTAGTTGCACACTTTACTTGTTCTCTCCAAATTAAATTAATAATTTGACTATCTAAATATGCTCTATTTACTAAACTAGTATCATATTTTACGCTTCCAACATCAGAACCGGTGACAGTCGGAATATCTCCTGTAAATACTGCGTTATTTATACCTCCACTAAATACATGCGTTGCTGCAGTATAAGTTAGTGTCCCCTGACCAGTAGTCCCCGTACCACCGGAAGCCTGAATACGAGAGTCGTAGTCAGTTGTTGTTGCTCCCGAGTGAAAATCAATAAATGGTGTTGTTAATACTCCTAACTTACCAAGCTCTATCGAGCCGTTTGCATCTCCACCAAATAAAGCAACGCGAACAGCACCAGTTTGCACTTCAAATTGCCCATTTACCGTCAGTCCTGTGCTAGTTGCAGTTCCCGTAAATGCAGGATCAGTAAACATAGTTGCTTTAGATTCATTAGTTACGTTACCGAGTCCGACATCAGTTTTGGTGACAGTATCCCAAGCAGGAGCAGCCGAGTTAGTACCATCACCAGTTTGACGTAGGAATTTCTTAGTACTAGTAGTATTTCCAAGTAATTTAGTAGCTGCTCCAGATGCTCCGCCGTAAATAATGTCGCCCAAAGCGGTCATTAGTGTAGAAGAAATATATGCGTTAGTTGCTGTAAACGCCGCACTTCCTAATGTTCCACCACCACCAATGTTAAGACCGCTATTGCTGTCATTAGTAGCACTTATTGCAATTGTGTTATTTACGCTAAGAGTCTTACTATTAGCAATTGTCAAAACACCTGTGCTAGTTGTAATTGTTAGGCCATTGTAAGTTTTACCTGTAAGAGCTGATGCAATTTTTCCATCAGCAATTGCAGTGGCATTCCAAGTTCCTGTGCCAATTGACCCAACTGTAGTGATACTAGTAGAACCTCCCCATGTAGAGAGGGCAGTATTCTCTACGTTGCCAAGGCCAACCACAGATTTAGGAATGCTTGTAGTAGTCCCTAAAGTTCCATCAGCAGCATTAGTTACATATCCCGCTACAGTCAATTTTTTGATAAGTACGTCAGACGAAGTGCTTCCAATATTGACAGTTCCACCTAAATTATTTAGGCTTAGTGTACTAGGAGTATTAAATGTAAAAGCACCAATTTCATTAGAATCTATACGTAAGTTAGATGTTCCGCTAGTAGCTTCACCAATCTGGAAAGCATGAGCAGTTGAGGTAGTTGTAACATCTGTAGTAGATGTAAGACGAATAGTGTCTCCAGTAAATCCTCCAGAAGATGTGTAGATATTTCCAGAAGATGTGTAGATATTTCCATTAAGAGTTCTAATATTTCCAGTGGATGTATAAATTGCACCACCAGCACTAACATGCCCGGCAGTATCAACATTTGCAAAAGATGTAGTGCCAGGAATAGAAACTGTAGAAGTTGAAGAGCCGATGGTGACATCCCCGCCAAGTGAGTTTACACCTATGGCAGATTTATTACTACCAGTACCACTATAAACTTGAATACTATTACGGTCCATTTGTAGGTTTACATCGCCATTAGCCCCCAATTGAAACCCTTGAGTACCAGTGCCGACACCACTGGTAGCGGTAGCTCTTAGTCTTGCATATGTTCCAGTTCCAGCATAGCTAACTCCACCATCATAGACAGCGGCACCATTTACTTTCAAATCACCTACAACTGTAATAGTAGATGGTGCCGCTGTCTATGATGGT